GTCAGAAAATGAAGTGGAGCAATATTGAAAAGAAAATTTTGATAAAAAAGAAGATGACATCAATCAAGATTCAGAGCGTTCATTCAGTCCAAAAGAATTGGAAAAGATACCCGGTTTTAAAAAAATAAACGATGGTGCTGTCGGACAATTACGCCAATCAGGTTTCAAAGTCAATAATGTTGATGAAAGAAACGGAAGTGCAACCTTTATCGGACCAGATGCAAAAGAATGGACAGTCAAGCAAAATAAAAATCTAGGATTTGATGTTTACGACAGCACTGGCAAAAAAGTAATTGATGATGTCAACATTCTCTATGATAACATAGCGACAAGAATTCTCCAGAACGAGCAATCTCCTGAAAGAGTAGATTTTGGTGATTTTGATAGAGATGAAGACTATGAACGTTCATGGGGACCTTCAAGAGATGAAGAAGATGAAGAATACAAAAATAGTGAATTCACCGATGATGAAATATCAGAGGCTCTTTCTGATTACGTATGGTCTGTAACAGATGAAACAACAGCAGGTCAATACGCTCAAGAAGTAGCAGATAGACTAGGAACATCAAAAGAGCGAGTGTTTGACATAATCAAGCAACAAGCACCTACACAAATTAATGAGAATAGTAACATGAATAAAATTATTGATGCTTACGAAGGTGACTACGAATATAAAGAAGATGCTACAAACTGGTACGATAAATTACAAGACAACGAATATACAAGATTATATCGTGATGATGCTCTAAAAGTCGCACCAGAGAGACAAAACTTAATCGTTAATAGTATGAGAGAGTATGTCGATGAAAAACCTGTCAGAGGTTTTATTTCAAACGACCAAATTAAGAGATATACTGCTAAACTTGGTCTTGATAAACTCTCTGATGAAGAGTTGTCTCAAATGCTTAAAGACATCGATGACATTGGTGGTTTACTCGCTCATGGAACATCCTATCAACAAGGTGGTCGTGAATTAGATGATGCTCGTTCTGCGTTTGTCGAACTTGTCAACAATGAGGCTCGTAATCGTAGAGGTGGCAAAACAAGAGAAGATGCTATCAGAAAGATTACAGAGATGGCAAGGTCGATTGAGCAATACGATGCAGATGATGCTCGTGGTTACTTAACTAGAAGTCAAGCAGATTTCATCGAACAAGCAGTCAACAAATACAACATCACAAAAGATGAATTAAGAAAAATTAGTCGTATTTTCAACCCTGGTGAATACGGTCAATTTGGAAAATAATTAAAATATAGTTATATTTAAACATTCATGCTATTATAATTAAGAAAGGACAACTTTTATGGCAGAAAACTATAAACAAGTTAGTGGAGACTTTCAAACTCCAACAACTGAAAAAGAAAAAGCAGAAAAAACTGAAATCATAGTCAACGAAGGCGTAGAAACTAACGTTAATTTGCCTACGATTAAAGATGTCAAAGAAATTGTTAAAGAAGCATCTGGTGGCTCTAGTGGTATTGGCAGTGGCTTTATTGTTGTCGATTTATCTGAAGAAAGTGGCGAATTGACTGAAGAGCAATTTGAAATCTTAAAAGGCAATAACGCTTTAATCAAATATGATGATGTTTTATACACAAAATCTTTTTCTGATGGAGAAGAGATTTATTATACTAATTTAGAACAATTCTTTGAAAACAATCAGGTTAAGCAACGTGATTTTTATATTATGAATAACGGTCATTACTCACATGAAGAATCTGAAATATCTAGACATTTATTTGAATATTTTGGCAACATATCGACAGCAGATGGTGGTTCAGTGTTTTTTAATTTCGTATCAGGTGTTTCATATGATACGAATAATTTAAGAACACTATTTAATTTTTTACAAAATGATATGCCTGTTATTTATGAGGATGAAAACAATCATATATTACCAGCAAAAATAAATAAAGACGATGTTACTTATTCTAATGGCAACAGTAACACAGTAACGCAATTATCGTTTGATGATGGATTTTCTATTGTAAAATTAGACTTATCAACAAATGATATGGTTTATTTTGATGCTTAATATAAAAGCAAAACAAGCAGTAATTATTTGAATTATAAGGAACAAACTTATGAAATATAACGAACCTAACGTAGATTACACAAAGAAAGTACACGCAAACGCTCCTACTGTAAAGGATGTCGAGGAAATCGCAAAAAAGATAGTAGCGAGTTCTCAAGCAGGTGGTGGCGAAGGAATTATTTATTATACTTTAACTTCTGATAGTGGCGATTTCACAGAAGAAGAAATCGAATTTTTTAAACAAGACAACGTTATTGTCAAATACACTGATGAAGATGATGTATTGCATTATTTGATAAAATCAACAGTCGATGAAGAAAATGACTTGACTATTTATTTCAGAGAACCTGTGTCTGGTTTTACTCAAGATAGTGGACTAATATCAGGATATCAAACTTATCTTCAGATTTTTCTCGATGACAGAAGTTATCGAGTTCACAAAGCAAAAATTGGCTCTGGTCTTTATTTGCATAGATTAGCAACTGCTGATAATTCTATACAAATGGATGTTATTGCTTTTGGTAGTGATAAACTTCTATACTACACTTGGTTTGATATATATAGAAAATTTGAAAACGGCAAAATAGTTCGTGGTGTAAGATGGTATAACGATAATGGTTTAGCAGAGAATTTATATAATTTTGCTTTTGTTGATGATAATCCAAACATCCAAGTATTTGGAACTTTCACAGGAGGTTACAATGGTGGAGTTAATCAAAGAGAAGTAGTCTCTAGAAATAGTCAAACAAATTTTGCATCAGATGATGTAATAGAATTATGATAAAGTTAATATAATAACAATCAAAGGAGAATAAATCATGTCAGTTAAACGTTATTATTACAAATCTAAAGATGGTAAAGTTTGGTATAACTTAAAATCTCCGTTAAAAGAGAAAGGTTATATTGAAATCACCGAGAAAGAATGGAACGAACATTCATCTCAAAAACATCAAGTATCAGCAGAAGAACTCGCAAAGCAAGAAAAGAGAAATCAAATCTCTGCTTTAAAGAGAGAACTTGCTAATACTGATTATCAAGCGTTAAAATTCTTTGAAGGCTGGTTAACAGAGCAAGAATACGCACCAATTAAAGCGAAAAGACAAGAGTTGAGAAATCAAATCAATCAACTCGAATCTGAAATATAAGGAGGACTATTAGTCTATGAAATACGCTGAACCTATTGTCAACACTCAAGCACAAACTCATGTTAACAATCCTACTGTAAATGATGTCAAAGAAATAGCAGGTGGTATCGCTGAAACTTATAAGCAAGATGAAAAGAAAAAATATTATATCACAAATCAAGGTGAATCTAATATCGTTTTCAATGCTTATGAAGAGAATTATCAAGGTAGACCAAGACCAAAAGAAGTAGTAATCAAAGCAGGAGAAACAGTAATCGTTGATGCTATTTTTGTCTCTCCTAGTTCATCTGTGTCTGCGATTAATGTAGATGGACAAGGTGTCGCTCTTATTCTTGATTTCGGTGGGACAGTTAGACAAATCTCTACTGCAAATTCTCCTGGATTAGAAAGCGACCTTGATAATTGCTTAATTTATGCGTTAACAAACGTATTAAGACTTGCTATAATTCCTAATTAGTATTTAAGGAGATAGTTTATGAACGAAAAACTTTTAAAAAAACTTAAAAAATTACTCACTAAAGCAGGTGTCGAAGATGAAAAAATCGATGACATCGTAAGTCAATTAGATGAGAAAGATACAGAAGAACCAGTCGTTGAGAAAGAAGGAGAAACAACTGAAGTTGTCGAACCTCCAATCGATGATGCGATTGATGAACCTGTCGATGGCTTAAACCACTCTAACAACGATAATTTGCCACCAGTCGATGAAGACAACGCTCAAAACAAAGAAATCGTTGAAGATGAAACAGCAGTTGACAATGCACCAGTTAATGAAAATACTGTACCACCTGTCACTGATGAAGTAGTCGAGCAAGTTGAGCCATCACAACCTGAATTTGATGCTGAATCTAAACTCGCAGAGGCAAACAATGTAATTGAAGGTCTTAAAAGCCGTATTGATGCTCTCGAAGATGCTTTAAGAAAAGCAGGAATTCTCGAAGATGAAAAAGTAGATGAAGTGGGTGTCGACCAAACTTATCTACCTTCAAACGATGTTGAAGATAACTCTTTCAATAGCGTTCTTAATGACTTAAATGGTCGCAACAGAAGATAATTATTTATGAAAGGAAAATTATAACAACTTATGCCAGTTCAATTAATCGAACAAGTGCTTTCTCCTGATAGAGCACCTTATATCAATGGGACTCAAGCCGAATTAAGATTTAGTGCAGCCACATTGAAAAATATGTATCAAGGACTCGTTGAAAAAGACGGTCTTGGTATTACAGACAAATTCACATCTGCTAACGATGCAGAACAAGCAGTTCAAGTCAAAGTTACTCGTGTGAAACCAGTCAAAATGAAACCAAGAGAACAAGGAGCATCCAAAAACGGTGCATCTTTCTCTGCTAATCAACATTACACTCAAACTGAAACTGTCGGTATCGATATCTTGACTGTTTTAGATGACCCTATCATCTTACCAAGATTTACTACTGACCATATCAGAGTTGACTTACTCGCAGAACAAATCGAAATCTTCTCTGGAAGATTAAATACCATCTTAAATGGTGCTACTTATGCGACAAAGTTACATAAAGTCTTTACTGAAGATGCTAAAGATAACGATGTCAACATTACTTACGTTACTGCTACTGATGTCGCTAACAAGACTGTTTTACAAAGATTTGAAGAGGCGAACTCTTTACTCGATGAAGGTGATGAATCACATGGTATCGACATCTTCCCATTAAAAACAAGAGTTGCTGTCTTAAAAGTCTCTTATCGTTCAACTTTAAAATCTGGTGGTGTCTTAACTCTCGGTGGTGCAAACTACGCTTATGATATCGCTAAAGGTAATGGCTTAAACAACGGTACATCTGCTCGTACTGATGAAGATGGCTATATTGGTGACATCGATGGTGTTCCAGTACACTTAATCTCTAACGAATCACTCGCTCACGCATCTGACTTCTTGGGATTACCTAACAAAGAATTTAAAAAGAACGGTGCAGTCATTGGTTACATCTCTTCTTCTTATGCTAACGCTCGTGGCGTTTCTACATCTGAAAGAACTAAAGTTGTACCAGCCACTGCAGGACAAGGCGTAATCTTACAACCATACGTTTGCTTTGGTGTCGCATCTTGGTACGCTCTTGGTACTTCTTTACTCGAATCTGCAGAATACAATCCTATCAAAGGACTTAAAGAAATCTTTGATGGCGAAGATATCGACTTTGTTGTTAAAGCAGGTGGCTCTCGTTTATATCCAACAACTGGTGTTTACTCTGCTAAATCAACCACAGGTTTCACATTAATCTCTTCAACTGCTCTTGATGACTTTGGTGTCGACCACGTTGTCGGTGCTTGTTACGTTGTTGCTGATAAAGAAATCGAAACAGTACAAGAATTCTTAACTGAATATAACAAAGATGCTAGTGAAGGTGGAACTTTCTCTATCGGCTCTGCTGTTACTTTCTCTGCTACTCAAACTGCAGGAAAAGTAATCAATACTTTAATCATCTCTGATGATGGCTCTGTGACTCTCTCTCCAGCCACTATCTAGATGTATATCTCCTTGAAAGGTATGTCTTGAAAAAGGCATACCTTTTTTCTATAATTTAATTATGAAAATTATAAATCCAATTACTGATGAAAAATTAGAATTTAAGAACGATATGTACGTTCTAACACTCGCAGAGTTTCACGAGAACTTTGATAATGTGTTTAAAGATGAAGAGACAACTAAAAAGCGTTTATTAGCGAATTCACGTTTAATTTATAATTATATTCGTGAAAATTGCTATTCAAAAAACAGAAAATTAGTCAAGTTTCTTATCAACAACACAAAAGAAGGTCGCAAGTTTATCTACGATGTTTTAATCGAGCAGATGTCTGCTGATGCAGATTCAGGCTATAACGATTTATCAAAACAACCTGCAGTCAATCTCGCTAACGGACAAATCTTACCTCGTGATGAACTTAAACGAAATCAAATCGCTATTACAACAGAGCAAATAATCGATTCTAGCAACGATTACTTTGGTTTTAATATCATGTATCAAGGTGTGTTTCCACGCAATGTGTATGCGTATTTTTACGCTTTAACAGGAGAGTGGTTCTGATATGTTAGCGACTAATAACGAAAAAGACATTATCGAACTTTATAAGCGTGTTGAGAATTCACCGTATGAATTTGAAGATAAATGCGTTTTTTTTAAAGGTAGACCTGCATCGCCAGTTGAAAAGAAAACATATCGAGTTCAAACAGGTGTTAACTCAAATCAAGACTCAACTTACTTATTAGCGAGTAATTGTCCTGAAATTAAACCTAAAGACAAGATTAAGTTTCGTGGCAAATTCTGGACAGTCGAGTCAATCGGTTATTATTACGATAATTCACGCATAATCAACAGCGGTGCGTTCAACGAAGATTATCTCGCAAAGAGATGTCCGAAAGGAATAACAATCGTATGATTAACCTAGAAAAAGAAGGTGACTACGTTCTCGCTTTAATTAAAAACGCATCGTGGTTTCCTTATAGAACAGGAACACTCAAATTTCATGCGACACAAGGTTTTTTATTAAATAAAAATTGTTATGTCATTCACTTTGACTCTACTGTTGCACCGTACATTCAATATCTAGAAGAAGGTACGAGACCTCATGATATACCACGAGCGTTTGGTTATCCACTACCGTTTGGTATCGGTGGTCGATTCGATGGCAAGTTTCATCCAGGTAGCACAAAGCACGTAGGTTTCATCAAAGACAAATCAGTGAACGCAATCGTAGAGTATTTTGAAACAAACTTTAGAGGAGTAGTAAGTATCAGATGATTTTATTAAACGAAGTAGCAGAAAAATTACAAAAAATTCTTAATGGCACTGACTCTGAAACAGCGAGTTTTTCTCGTGCTACTGATTTTCAATTTGTCGTTGCTACACAAGGCTTTCATTTAGATAACATCATCGCTGAAAGTGGCAAAAACTTTATTCCTGTCTTTATTGCGACAATGGGTGGTCGTTTTAACCCTGTCTCAAATCTCGGACAAAGCGAAGTTAATATTCCTGTTACTTTTTACTTTCCAGTCAGATTTAAAAACGACTTCTTTGCGTTAAATGAATATCTCGCAGACTGCTTTGTCGGTACTCAACTAGATTATGGCTCAATCACAGGAAAATGCGTGTCGAACATCTCTGTCTCTCAATATGGCGAAATTCAAGATTTAGACTTAAAGCAATTTATCGAATGGACTCAAAACGTTTATAGGAGAACGATTGAAAGAGCAGAACCGTATATGTCGATGACTTTCACTCTTTTCTTAAATGGAACTAGCACATTTACGAAAAACAATGAAACTTATCGTTATTTATATGGTAACGAAACAAAAGTAACAATATCGTTTACTTATCCATCAGCGTTTGTTTATAACAACGTTACTTACAATAAAATTGATGGCAACATTACAACTTATGACGGAATAACTTATTTTCGTTGGACTTCATCTTCAAGTGCAACATCTGTTTTAACAAAATCAGTCTTACATAAAACAGGAGACAAAGTTTATAACGTAATGTATCAAGAAATAGGAACAATCTCTAGCGTTACGACAAGTCGTATCAGCGATGATGAACCTGCGTTTGTTAATACTGGTGTTAATCAATCTAATACGCCTGTCTCACAACAAATATTAGGTGAAAAAGAAACAGAAGGTCTCGTTGCTGATTCAACTTTATCGACAGGCTTTTCAGTTTATATCAAAACAACGAACTTTTATAAGAAATTACTGCAGATTTACGCTAGTGGTGAAATCTCTCGTTTATCTTTTGATTTGAATTTAACAATCGATGCGATTGATTTTAGTTACAACAGAAAATGCTATGTTTCAGTTGCGAACTTAATCGCTAATAAAGGCGAACTAATGCTACTCACCTTTGGTTTCGGCAAGGAGGCAACTCTTTAATGGATTATAACATTTATCTTTATTCTGTTAACGGTGAAGGCTCGACTGGTGAATCATCAAATACATCAGCGAGTGCTTTTGAGTCGAACAGTGCATCATCGCCTTTACAAATTATGCAAAAAGCAAATTCAATTATTTCTAATCCTGACTCGCTTGTAAGTGCAGGTGTTGGAATGTTATCAAAGGCTGTCCCATGGGTAGCAATAATTATAGCAGGATTAAAAATCGCTGATACAATCGTTACAACTATTAGCGACAATTACTCTAGTTATTCAGGCGATTATAGTTTTTCTTTACAAAGAGCGAACTTTAAAAAAGCGATAGGTTACGCTTTCGCTCCTTTTAGATATTTATCTGATAGAAACAGTCAATGGGTAGAATGGAACAAGCATAATATCGAAACTCGTGAAAACGCACGATTAGCAGGTTTTTCAATCAATAATATTTCAGGTTTAAACGTATGACAAAGTTTTATATCAATTCAATAAGCACAGCAAACGAAATCAGAGTAAAAAACGGTGTTTCAATCACAGAGACACTTGATGAAAGTTTAGATTCATCATCTTTTACGTTGGCGTTTACTGGTGATAAAGAACCTTTAAAACCTAGAACGAAAGTCATTATTGTTAATGATAATGAAACTCAAGTTTTTATTGTTGCGAATGATAGCGTAACAGTCGCTAGTAAAAATCCATTAACTTATATTCATACTGTCACGCTCGTTCAAAGCACAAGAGAATTATCTAATCATTTAATTAGAAACTCGCAATTCGCTCAACCTTCAAACACAAAAGCAGGAGCGATGTTTCATCAAATTGGAACGCTGAAATATTACGCAAATAAATGGAATTTTGATTACTTTATTAATTATTTCGATGACCCTGATGGCGTAGAAGAAGTCGCAAAGAGAGTCGTTCCTATTACTAAAAATTCAAAACTCGCAAATGGCATTGTATCATTTTGGTACGCAATTGGAAATTATGAAAGCACAAATGAGTCTCTAGCAGGATACAGATTATATAATTTTTTAGATTGGAACGGAGCAGGTTTTGAATTACAGTCAATCCAAGTTAGAATTCAATCAACAATGGGTAACGTTACAATTATTAAAACTTTAAATAATGTTTTGCCTAATAGCGAAGTCACGTTTAAATTAACTAAAAGTGAAATAGAACAAATAGAACAAGGCATAGCACAATCAACTCAAAATAGTGGTGAAATAACTATCTCTGTCGCTGAAACAGGAACACATCTCGCTCCAAAACAAATCGTTATTTCGAGCGATACAGCAGATACACAAAAATATTATTTATTCTTTTATGCTTTAGATTTTTCTTTTGAGAGTTTCTATTACACTCTCTACGATGTTTTAGAGCAAGTAAGAGATGACTACAAATTAGAAGATGCAGTTTCATCAAGAGAGAGTTTATTTGAACTACCTACAACAGGAGAATTCTATACCACTTTAAAAGAAACTGTCGCTCCTAATTTTACGTTCACGCAATCAACGATGTTTGATGCAGTCAGCGAAGTCTGTCGTTTTCTTGATGGTGCTCCTACTCTTTCAAATGATAACGAAATCGGCATTGAATATTTTAATGACCTATCAGGCAATAAATACGTTTTTGAAAACGAAACAACTGATGAAAGCATCGTTTTAAGCGAAAACAACTACGTTAATAAATTAATTACTTATTATCAAAACGCAAGAATAGAAAATTCTTTATTTTATCCTAGCGAAAACGCATACGCTTATCCAAGACCACGCAAACTTGGAGTTATTACAACTGATGACTGGTGGATAGATACAGGTAACGCTATCGATTATGTTGTAGGTGCTAAAGTATATTGGAATGGCTTTGATGACACAAAGTTTAAAAACGATACATCGTTTCCTTCAACGCAATACGAAAATGAAACTACAACAGTGACTGTATTTTTTGGTGAGGCTACTTTGCCTCCTATCTTAAAAAAAGGTTTTAATATATCATCAAGAATTTTTGAAAAATCTTTCTGGTCTCTATTGCCTCAAGATTATGGTGACAATATATATATCCACGCAAAAACAAACACACTCTGGTACGAACATGGTGACACAGGTGTATATGTTGGTTGTTTAGAAGAAAATATAAACGGTCAGACTTATGTAATTGGAAATGTAATCAAAGGTGCTGTTGTTGACTATATCGGCAGTTTCGATGTTTCTCTAGCAAATATATCAGGAACAGATAGTCCTAGAAAAATATCAATGCAAGTCGAGTATATGCCTTTATTAAACGGTCGTGTTTCAGTTGAAGGCAACGAAACGAAAAAAGATGGCGAAAGTCTATCAGAACAAGCAAATGGCAATACTTTACTTGAGCGATTAGGTGTTAATATGTATGGTCTCGTTGCGAAGTTAGGTGTTCCTGCTCTTTCTTTAACAACTCGATTCAAAAAATATTCAGAGCGAGTTAAAAAAGGCGATATATGGACAGATGAAAACGGTGAAAACTGGATAGCAAACACAGTCACGACAACGATTTATAATGACTATTGTTTCTGTCGTGTTGAATTCACAAAGAACTTTAATAAACTTTCAAATTATATCTCTGTTAATCGAGCAAAGAGATTTTATGAAATTTCAAACGATTTAACAGTCAAGAGCGAAGATAATCTTATTGACTATCTTTATTTCACAACGAAAGAAAGCGACACTGAAAATAACACGCCAATCAGAATGAACGCTGATGGTATGTTTGTCTTACTCGGCTACATCTGTCAAAACGATAACGACAAGAACATTCTTTCTAAAGCAGATTACGCACTTATAACGACTTCAAACGAAGGTAACGCAGTCGCAAGTTCTATTTATCTTCCTATCAATGGTTATGGCAGTGGCTCATCAATTTGCTTTGAGATGTCGTTTAATTCTCCTGTCTCTGCTGGTACGTATCTCGGCACAGAAGGTCAATATATCTCATCAACAGTAGCAAAGAGTTGTTTTTACTCAACTGACTACGGTTTCTTTGACAACATTACGATTAACGGTTTTATTTCTTATAAAGACAGAATTATAACACCGAATGAGAACTTTCCTAACTGCGTGAATACTGATTATGAAAATCAATTTAATATTTTCACAATTCAAGATTTGAAATACACAAAGAGACCTAACGAAGTATTTGCTTTGAACTATCAATTAACTTGCTTATCTAAAAATGTTAATGAGGTGTTCTTTGGTAGGCGTTTCATCAACGAAAACTCTTTAATTTCAAATGTCAATCAAGACTTATCATTGCGTGGCTTTAAATTAGTGACTTCAAGAACGCACAAATATTCAATTCTTGATACAAAAGTCGTGTACGATAATGTCGTGTCAAATAACGCTATTTTTGAAAGTTCACAAATCAATAACAACGTTGCTTTAATTCAAACAACAGAACAAACGAGTCAACCTTGCATCTCATGGGCAATCGCTGATGAAAGCGACAACATTATTCTAGCGTTTAATCAAACTCGCTCAAGTGGAGATACTTTTGATTTTTATGTATTTACATCTAATAAACGATTATAATAAGTAGAGGTGATTATATGATATATGTAATTTTTAATTCAGATGGCTCAATTAAAAAGAAATTCATAAATGAATATATCCAACAAGGCGATGACTCATCGACAGAGGTTTTCTTTGCGATTGATAAAGCAACTGAAAGCGAATACGAATACAACGTTTACGCTCGTTTGCCTAATGGGGTTAATTTAACTGTAACAAGCGAAACAGACAGAGAAGAGATAATCGATGATGTAAAATACATCGGTTGCTATTTTGTTTTAGATTCAGATGTCACACTAATCGAAGGTGTCTTACAACTCAATTTGACAGCGAAAAAAGACAACACTACAAAAGTTACATATAATCTCTATTTAACGATTAATCAGACTGATTTACCGATTGATGCACCTATTACTATTACTAGACAAGAGTACGAAAGTTTAATCGAGTCAATCGCATCAAATCAAGGTGCTAAATTATACAAACACACAATCGGAACGACTCAAGGCATTATCGATATCATAAGTGCGAAATCAGTTGCGTATGCTAGTTTTGAAGATATAAGAACAGATAACGCAAAAATAACACCTACGAATTATCTCGATATCGAGGAACTCCCATCAAGTTCTAGAAACTATATGACATATTATAAATACCTTCAAGATGGACCAGACAGTTACGCACTTGCGAGAATTAGTTATGATTTCTCTGCAAATACTGGTACTGAAACTTATCCTACTTTCTTGTATGATACAATTACTGAATTATAAGGAGATAAATTATGAAAAAATGCGTAATTTTATATTATGAGAAAAAGCCAATACTCGTGTTAGAAGAGAAAGAATTTGAAAATTCAAAAGATTTCTTAATCATCAAAAAAGATGCTGAAAAAAACTATCAAGAGTTGCTAAATCGAAAAGAACAACATGAGAAAGAAAACGAAGAGCGTTATCAAAAGTTAGTTGATAGGTTTGAAGAATTAACAAAGAAAACTGATGCAAAATTAAAAGAATATCATGATATCTTACAATTATTAACGGAGGAAGAATAAAATGAAAAAACTATTACTTGCACTTGTGTTACCATTCGCTTTGTGTTTCACTGCTCCTGCTTTTAACGTTGCTAAAGCAGAAGAAGAGATTGTTGAAACATCTGAAGTTGTCGAGACAAGCGAAACAATCGAAACAAGCGAAATCTCTGAATCTAGTGAAACTGCTGAACCAGTAGTTGAGACTAGCGAAGATGAATCTGAAAAAATCAGCAAATTTGAATTCACTCAATTTGTCGAAAAAGTTAAACAGATTTTATCAGAGAATTTTTCAGTTGATTTATTATTAAAAATCATCGCAATCGCTGTCGATGTCTCTTTAGTCATCGCTCTTTTAGTTGTCGTTAGCAAAAACAGAAAACTATCAGTTCAAAATCAAATTGCGTTTAGAAAAGATGTTCTCGCTCAAGATGAAAAAACGAGAAAAGAAATCAAAGAAGAAATCGAAAAAATCGAAAACGAATATAATACAATTATCAAAGCGATTGTTTTATCTCAAGACAAGACAGCAGATGGCAAAGTCGCTTTACTTGATTTAGTCGCTAACGCTAAAGCAACTAAAAAAGAGGTAATCGAAAAAGCAATCGAAGTCAAAGAAAAAGTTGTCGAAGATAAAAAGCAAAAAGAAAAAGTAATCGAAAAAGTTAAAGAAGATTACATTCCAATCGACTAATTATGAAAAATAAAATCGCAAAAATTATCGTAATCAGTGTTATTGCATTGATTTTCATCATTGCTATTGTTGTTACTCTCGTTATGTTTCATAATGCTATTTTCACAGAAAACACACTAGCAATCGTTCTCATCATCATAGGAGTTTTATTCATCGGATTTAGTGTGTTCGCAACTTGGAGGTTAATGGGTAAATGAGTTTAAAAGACAGTAAATACATCGAAATTATAAAAGACAGACAATCAATCATTACAGTTCTCGCTTTATCACTAGCGTTCATTTTTTCAACGATTCTAGGCTTTGGAGCGAGATTTTATATTCATCAAATAACAGACACATCATTCTGGTCTGATTTAGCGTTATCTTTCATTCTTTGTGTTTATTGTCTTTATTTTGGTATTCCAGAGGCAAAGAACTTTTATCAAAAATTAATCGGTGGCAAGTATCAAGTCGCTCTCAAAGAATTTAAAACAGTCAGACAAGAAACAAGAAAAAGAGACTTTGAATTCAGTCAATGGCTAGGCAAATATTATCAAGATGAAAAAGATGCGTACTTTCACGAAATCTTATCAGTCGCAGGTATCACAAACAAACAAGTTCTTGATTTACAATTAACTGAATTAAAAGAACTTAAAAAGCCTTATTTAAAAACGTGGGAAAACACTGAATTTGAAGGTCGTGAGCCTACTTTCTTTAGAGCAATGACAAATCATCAAATCTCTGTAATTCGTGGTGTCATGAGAGGTGACATCTCGTTTGCTAGAATTCCTGATTCTTTTTTCAAAACTGCAGGTAATAAAATCGTAACTAGCGAATATAAACAAAAAGCAAGTAGCACAAAAGAATCGTTGACATACGGTTTCTTAATCGCAAATCGTGTAATCATGGTATTTGTCTTTGCGTTTGCGACAACAATCATCGGTATCAGATTTGCTGAAATCAAAGAAACAACAACTACAACCGTTCTCCCAGATGGAACTGTCATAGAAGAAGTAAACTCTGTCGGTTCTCAAGTATTAGCAAACGTTGTTAATACGATATCACGTTATTGGACTATGATTTCATCTTTCGTTTATGGCTTTTCTCTCGGTCGTTTAATGGTCTCTAACGACACAAACAAACTAGAATATAAAGTCGATGTTTCTTATTCTTTCTTAAATGATAAGAACTTTGTCGCTAAAACAGAACAAGAAGTCGCAATCGATGAATATCGCACAGCGAATAATATCGAGCCTTCTCCGTATGAGGTTGTTAAAGTATGAAAGCACTTAAAATCATATTGATTGTTTCAAAGATTTGTATTCCTGTCGCTAGTCTTGTTTATTTCTTGATTAAACACTGGTCTTACATACAATCTTTCTTTGAATTAATAAATAGTCTCAAGTAAGAAAAAACGCTCTCTATTAGAGCGTTTTATTTTGGTCTGACCGACCGAGTGCTGTGGAGTAAAGAAAGGAGGTAAAATAATAATTTCAGAGACTCTTTAGATTATATCATTTATCTTTATGTTTGAAAAGTCATAAATTGAATAAATGTCAAATCCTTTGTCTTTAAACATTTTGATTATCTTTGATGTAACGTATCTGTTACCTCTTATGATGTCGCTCAAATACGCAACTGATACATTTAATTCTTTAGCGAAAGAACGTAACGTTTTTTTATTCTTTGCTAAAAACTCTTTGAAACGCCACATATCTTCTTCTTCAAAAACAAATAATACTTTTTCGATTTTCATTTTTCAGTAACCTCTAATATTTCGTAATCAACGCAACCTTTATCAAGACCGTATATTCTGATGCACTCATGAATCGATGAAACGATGCACTCTTGCTCACGCCATTGCCAGTTTGAATAGCCATCTCTGTATTTGAATTTAATTTTTAGCATATTTTCTCCTTTAACGTGCTTTCTTTCTCTTGATTTTTACACTTTTGCTTTTTGGTAAAATTGTTTTAGCGACTTTTACAACAGACACTTGATAGATGGTTTTTTCATCTTTGTTTGCTAAAAAAACTATACCTTCGTTAGAAACACTAATCATTATATTTTCTTTTGTAAAATGACAATCTTTTATTTTCATTTCAATACCTCTTTTAACAAGTCGTATTCTTCTTGAGTGAGATAACTTAAATTTCGATAGCAATCGCATTTATCATTGTAATCTTCTAAATCTCTGCTATCTAATAAATAAAATAAGTCGAAGTTTTTATTTTTGATGATTTCAAACGCTTTAAGTTTCTTTTGAGTTTCTTCATCAAACAACGGTTTAATTTCACGTTGTTCTAAACTATCAGCAAACATTCTTTGATTTATAAGTTTTTCTATATCATCATCGCTAATCTCTTTATTAGCAACAATGAATCTTGCTTGTTTCATCAATTCATGTTCTTTAAGAGCCTTTTTGATGACAGTCAGTCTTTTATGAAATTCTTTGTTATTCCAGCCTTTGACTTCTTGTAAATCTTTTAATGCTTGTAATGGCGTTAATTCTTTGCTCATAACAATACCTCTTTCAATAAGTTGTATTCTTCTTTGTTTTTGAATAAATCTTTTTCTCTTTCATCAACGAGTTCTAACCATTCTTCGTATGTGTGTTTATAATCAACTAATGCAACAACAGGCTTCTCTTTAATAATCTCTAATGCTTTGAGTTTAATAGAGTTTTCTATTCTTTCTTTATTAAGTGCCTCAATATGCTTTTCAGCACCCTTATATTCTTTAAGAGCAGTTTCAACGATGTCTAATTCATCATCATAACGATATTCTTTGGGAATATTTCTTTGTTTTAGAAAATCGTTTTGTTCTCTTAATTTTTTAAATGCCTTTAATGGCGTTAATTCTTTGCTCATAATAACACCTCTTTTAATAAATCAAATTGTTCTTTGGTTAGTGGTAAATCACTATTACATAATTTGTTGTATTCTTCAACGCTATCGCACATTTTTAGTTTGTAGAGATTAACACCTTTTTTCTTAATAATCTCAAACGCTTTAAGTTTCTTTTGGTCTTTTTCATGTTGGTCTACTTTTATGCCAATAAAATCATTTTTGCTTTGATTTTTAGCAAACAAATCATTCTCTTCTAATCTTTTAAGAGCATTTTCAATAGCGATAATCGTATTATGATATGGTAATTCTAAATCATTATCTTTAACCATAATTCTAAAAGCATCTAATTCTTTACTCATCAACTTCCACCTCTCTTTCTAAAACGTAGTGTATTTCACTTGTATATGTATGACAACTTTTACCACTTTGGATTGGTATTGCGATAACAATTCTCCAACCATTATTTAATAGTCTATAAAACTCTTCTTCTCTTTCTTGCCAATCATATCCACTTATGGTTCTTTCAAAATATTTTTGCTCTTTTTTCATTTTACGTTTCCTCTGAATATTATATTTCAGCAAACAAATCGACAATCTCTTCGTTAATATCTTCGTTTTCTAAACTCTTTTCAACATCCCATAATTCACGTTTATATGAAATTAATGTCTTTTTTAGATTGCGTTGCTTTTCGATTATCTGATTCTTAATTTCAAGAAATTTGTTGTGTTTTCTAAACCAAGAATAGAGCATCAAGTAAAGATTTGGAAAGATTGTAAATCTTTTAGTTTCTAACACTCTGCTTGTGTAATTCACATAAGCGTTCGAAAGGCAACTATCAATATAAGCATCTCTGATTTCATCGTTAGACACGCCTTCTTCATCGAGTTTTTCGTTCGCTAACTCTTCTACACGTTCGCAATATTCATCTTCTAATTCTTTGGCTATTTTATAATCGCTTGTTAATTTAATAATTTCATTTTCTAAATCACCGATTAGAATTTCAATAGTGCTTGTTAAATTTCTTTCAAAAACCTCTTGTTTATAATCGCTGTTATCAATAGGTATACTTTTCATACTTCTAGACTCTTCTCTAATTTCATATCTACGGTTTCCACGCTTAATCAGAGTCGTTGGTGTAAATACTTCGCAAACGATATAACTGTCTTTCACATTAATAAATAATAGTCTGAAATAAACTGAAAATGTATGCGTTTTAAGAACAAGCCAGTTTTTTTGCCAATAAGCATCTTTTTTATAATTTTTTAAAATATCTTCAATGTTGATATATTCAATTTGCGTTGAGATGTTTCTCTCTCTATCTTTTATTCTCATAATAATTCCTCCTTTGTTAAAGCCCAGGTTTTACCGTAGTCTTTGATAGGTAAAGAATGAAAGCAAAAATCAATAGAACCCAGTATTGATACACCTATTCTTTTTTTGTTATAAACACCAAAGAATTGAACGTGAATATCGCTATTTTGAATATGGATAATTTCATCTAATTTTTTATTTACGAAGTTAAAACTTTTGATGGCTCTTTTATAGCAGTAAACACCGCTTTGACAAATCTTTTCTAATAAAATCAAATCAAAGCCAAGTTCATCTTCAATATCTTCTAATTTACCGAGTTTTTCTACAATAGCGTTATGTTCTAATAACTCAATGTAATCACAATCTATTGTTTTTCTTTTTTCAGTTAATCTCATAACAGTTCTAGTTCTCCTTCTTTTAAGTACGCTATTGATTTAATCGTAGGTTCACCTTTCGAGCCTACAATCACGATTGCACCGAATATATAGTCGCTTTTTGATAAAACAAACTTGCTTGATAACTTTAAGAATTCGCTTTTTCTCAAGATTTTGTATCTTTCACCACGTTTGCTCGGCTTGATGATGATTCTATCTAACAAATCGAGTAAGTCATCTGACTCTTTGAGAACATCAGTGCATCTCTTTGATTTTGAATAAATGTTATCGTTGTCTTTCTTTGCTCTGACACGATAGACAAGTTCGTTCTCATCGACAACTTCAAATACGTTGTCTTTCGTTTTGATGTATCTCATGCCTATCTCCTTTCTACGCTAGAATGTTCCAGTGATAGTCTTTGCCATCGAAACTATCGACAAATTCTTTTGCGTTAGATAAAGTCCATGCTGAAGTTATCTTCTTATTGTCTTTGTAGATTTCGTAATAACTACCACCATCTACATCGTGGTCGATAACTTTTTTCAAAATATGATTACGATATTTCATTGAGTTATCTCCTTTCTTTGGCTTTCTGCACTCTCTCTGCATACTCATCAGGAACTAGCGATGAGAAACCTTTTGTTGATACTAATTCAAGAACGTGTCTGACATAGATGCAATCTTCGATAAACTCAACGTTCTCGATTTGGTCATCTTCGTAGTCAGCGACTGCACCATCGAGATAGTTCTCAAGAACAGCAATCGCTCCTAACACTCTGTTTTCATCAATATTGACTTTCATTTTATCTCCTCTTCACTCACGCTTTTGATTATACTGGACTTGTGACCAGTCTGTGCGTTTACAGGAGACTCTCGATTGAGAGTCTTTCTCTATTTAATTAAGTCTAGCAAACTCTCGACTTCTTTAAGTCTGCCAAGTAAGTATGTTTTAGCGTGGTCAGTGCAGACATCATCTAATTGCGATTTGAGAACTGCTCTGTCTTGTTTCAACTCTCTGATTAGTACGTTTAGTTTTTCTTGTTCTGTCATTGTGTTTTTCTCTCCTTATCGACACTTATAATTATAATCAAATAAAAAGTAGTGTCAACATAATTCGATTTATTTTGTAAACTTTTTTTGCTTAACGTAAAAAACAAGAGCAACGATGAACCAGTAAATCAGATAAATTAAAAAAGCAGAACATAGTCCTGCTAATATAAATAGAAAGATAATAAGAGCGATTACCATTTTGGATAAGTGTACTGTTGATAGTAGCGACTTGATTTGATTTCGTATTCTCCTTGTATATATTGATTGTTAGGTGAATAAGCATCAAATTCAATTTCTGATATCCGTTTATTAACTTCAGTTGAAATCGCTATTGTGATGTCGTAGATTTCGATGAACTTTCTTTTATGCTCAAGATTGTTATAAACTCTGACATAAGAGTAGTAATATTCTTTGTCTTTCCAATTTGTCTGCTCAAGGACATCGTTTAAGCAAAGTTCAAACGCTGTTTTTTTAGATTCAGGAACAGAACACGAGCAGAGCAATAACGCTGATAGAACGACCAGGACGAGTTTTTTCATTTTAGATACCTCTTTTCTACTGTATCTTTTAATTTTATCAGTTCTTGTTTGACTTTCAAATCATCAACTTCTCTGATACGAGTGTTAGCGTATGAGCAAACCCACTTTGCTACTCCTCTTCTGATGATTTCGTGCATTGACTTACCTTTCGTTGTTCGCATTGTGATTTCCTCCAATTCTCAAGTATTTTTATTTTCTCTTCTATGTCTCTTCGCCATTTAGCAAAGAAAGTGACCATGAGCATAACCATTATTACATTTAATATGATTGAAAGAATCAATAAACTTGTAACAATCATTCATCTACCTCAATAAACCTATGGCTTTGTGGTGCTTTAGTTAATGTTGGTCTATAACAAATGCTACAATGATTATTACGATATTCGCATTTTTCATCTTTACAATATGGATGAAACTCACTCAACTCTTTTGGTTTATCAAAGATTTCTAAATTGCTAATGTGAATCGCACTGAAAGATACATCTTCAACATAATTTCTTAATTCATCATTGGTTAAACAAGCATCTTTGAGTATGCGTTCATAAAAACTATCAGCATCCCACATTGGTTCTCCGAGTGTCCACGACCATTTACGACCATAGACATAATTATCAACGTTATCGCAATAGAAACGAGCAACTACTTTGCCATTCATTTCACTTTGTATCCATTTGTTCTGATTTAACAATGTATAACCATTATGTCTTTCTTTGAAGATACCTTGTTTATCTTTCGTGCAGTAGATATAAACCCACCCACGATAACTTGCCGTAAAACTTTTACGGACTTCTATTGTTTTTTCACCATTGAGTATTTTCGCTACATATTTTGGCTTAATTGACATTAATACTGCTTTCATATTTTATTTCCTTTCTTGGCTTTACCATAATTTGTAATTTAATTGATAGACAATCTGGTTCTGATGCTTGGTGTTCGGTTGCATTTGCTATATAGATTTCTATATCTTCTCTATTTTCATAAGGTTTCAATAATTCTTGTAACTGATTTTTTAATCGTTCAATAATCTCTGGTTGCTGGACATATTCATAATAGATACGAGGTGTATCTTCGGTTAATTTTGGTTCATAAACAATCATTGGTTTGAAAATCATAATAATTCTAGTTCCTCCTTTTCAACAAAACTTTTAGAATTGAAATCTTTATATCATTCTCTTTAATTTCTAATTCACATTCGGCTACTGACTTTCCAAGTTCAAACATTACCCAAGGTGTAATCATAAGAATAACTGCAATTATCGCTCGTGAAATATCGCTCATAATAATTCAACCTCACCGTTTTCATCAATTCGCTTAATCGTATTAATAATCATTTGCTTGTCATAAAGTCCTAGCAAGTCTTTTGCTAACTTTAATTTGAGTTCGCTAATCGACATAACTGTAATCTCGAACACTTGCTCGAACACAGCGTTGCCGTTTTCATCAGTGGCTTTTTTACACCAAAATCTGTCATCGCTTATCCAAAGATGATATGAGTAAGAACATTTAAAGTATCCTTTTCTTTTTTTGCCGTTTCTAGACACAAATCTAGCGTTCTCAAGAGCGTATTCGGTGGCTCTTTTCCAAACGATATTAAATAATTTTTCTATTTCGTTTCTTCTTTTATCGTTATCTTTCTTTGTTTCGTTCTTGCCGACAATGAAATCACGCTTTAATCTAAATATTTTCATTTTAACTCTAGTTCTCCTTCATCATTTATCTTTGCTATGTATATTAAACCTCTGTCGTTTTTGATGAATAAATTAAATCTCCAAGAAGTTAAATGATTTTCTATTTCTTCTTTACTCATCTTTTTCAATTCATCGATTTCCATTATGAACCGATTGGTTTCATTGCCGATTTCTTCTACGAGAATACCATCGCATAAATCTAAAATGTCATCAGATTTTTTAAGAATTCTATCTTTTGCTACGATTTGATAACCTTTGATAGGCAACACGCTTTTAGGCTTGACAGTGATGTAACCATCAATCGCTTTTACTTTATTGTCGTAACGTTCATAAACGTTATCTGCTGTTCTGATGTATCTCATAAATAAACAACTCTCCAATTATCAAAGGAAACGCTGATGCCTATTCCATTAATGTAATAAACGATGTTGCAGTCGTATTTGCCGATAAAGATACGCTCGAATTTATTAATTACATCATCAGTTGTTTCTTTATCATCAAGTGTTGATAATTTGAGTTCACCGACTTTCTCGCCACTCATAAATAACAACATACAAGCATCTTCATCGTTGATGATTGATTTTAAATCTCTAATAAAATTTTTCTTTCTCACTTTTTTTCTCCTTAAACACCGTATTTTCCCGTTTTTGTTTTTAATTGATGTCTTATAACGTTTGTGACAGTCGTTTCGCCTGATTGAATTTTTTTGAATGTTTCTGCTCTGATTTTTATTTTTTGATGATTGTAAATGTTTTCAAGAATCAGAGATGAGTGTTTGCTGTCTTTTCTTACTCTTTCAACGACTTGCCATCTACCATCATATATGTTTTTATCTAATTCGCTCATAATTTCTCTCTTTCAGAGCGTTTGAGCGTTGTTTCATGAAATCTTGATATTTTATTCGTTTTCAATCAAAACTCTTCTACAACGCTTTAAAAACGCTACTTTATTTAATTTTATGTCTTTTTCCACCACCACGTTTACATTGTAATCGCTGTTGTAGATAATCTTCTCTGACAATATAGTCTGTTTGCTTTTCAAAATCGTGAATCAGCCAACAAGTTCTAAAACGACTATCTAACAAATTATTTTTAGTAACTTTATGATGAGTGAATATCTGATACTCGTGATTGTATCTTTTTAAAGTATAAAACTTTTTCGGTTCGATTTTCATAATTGTTACTCTGCCGGTTTTCTAAAAGCGATAAATGGCTCGCCTTTATTTTCGGTATCTCCTTGTGTTCTCGCACCAATACCATTGCCACCGATTTTGAAATCATTGATTTTTTCGCACTTGATGTTTTTCTTTTTTAAATAATCAAGTATATCATCATCGATAGGGTATCTAACTTTTCCAACGTTCAACAAGCAATAAGCGTTAGGTTTCAAAGCATAAATGATTTTATCAAGTAACACATATAAGAAATTGTGTTTCCATTCATCATAAGATTTGTTTGCTTTGTAACTTTGTTCTGCATCATCGCTATAACGTTCTGTATCGTAATATGGTGGCGATGTGAAACAGAAATCAAAGTAATTTTCTTTAACTTCTAATTTTTCAAAACCACAGTTATTATATTTGAAATGTTCTGGAGATAAATGAAAGAAATCTCTCATTTTTAATAATCCTTGATACGTTTTAACAGATGGGTCACTCGTGACATACTCGATGTCTTTAAACATAAGACTTGCGAGACCAAGAGTGCGACCACCCCAACCAGAACATGGGTCGAGAATCTTGTCTCCTTCTTTGCAGAACTTTTTATAAATCGCTCTCGCTAGATAAGGTTGAAACTCATTAACGTATTGAATACCACCACTGCCAATACCAATGTAGCGATAATAATTAGGTTCAGTATCAACTTTGTTTTGAACTTTTACGAGATATCTCGCAAACGCTTTTTTGTAACTAGGATTGTTATTGATAGCGTTAAACATTGACTCGCTCTGAATCGTGCTTGTGTCAAGTCGATGAGGATTAAATAACAAACTGATATTATATCCTGCTTGATAGCCTTGACATAAGCGATTAAATTCATATTTCGCTTTCGCCTCATCCATTATGTTTGCGACATACTCTTCGACAGTATCATAATGTTTGAATTTCTTGATGATGTCTTCGATGATTTCATCTTGGTCGAAATAGAATAAGTCATCGTTTTTTTGCTCTTCTGTAATTTCAGTCAAGATAGCGAAGTCATCTTCGCAACCTGACAATTCAAAGATATTTAATGATTCTTCTTTTGCCATAAGTTATTCCTCGATTGTTTCGACATCTTCAAAATCTTCATTGCTTTTATCAATAATCTTTTCTAAATCTTTACGCATATAAGTTTCGTAATAGTCTCTCGCTTTTGATTTTTCATCAATCGCTACATTGTCATTCGATACAGTCTTTCCTTGTCCATCTCTGTTAATTTTATCAATGATTCTCCAATGTCTATCAAGTTTCTTTAGAGCATCTGCTTTAATCTTTTCAGCAAACTCTAGAGCCTCTGCTTTGTTACTAGCGATTTTATAAGTTAAATCTTTAACACAGATGATTTTATCTTTCTTATAAGAATAATTAATCGCTCTAACATCATTCCATATAGCAGTGCAATGGTCATGACATTTTGGATTAGTATTATAAACATATCTGTCATCATGCTTATAAATGCCTTCTTTGATATCAAACGCAAGAGCATTGACTATTGTTATTTGTTCTAAATATTGATTTGAATTAATTAACCAATTTCTTTTCAAATATTTATATAGCCATTCTTGTCTAGGTGTTAATTTTACTTCTTTCTCTTTCATAAATGTTTCTCCTTATTATTATCTTTAAAATGGTGGTGTCCAATCTTCGTACGCATCTGCGTAGTTATTATCACTAATATTACTTTCTTTTACTTTAATTTCCTTTCCTTTACTTTTATTTACTTTACTTTCTTTTATTTTATTTTCTTTTTTGTCAAACTTTTTTCTTTTTTCACTGTCTGACACTTGACTGACATCTGTCTGACACTTGTCTGACAATTGCGTGTCATCAATCAAACAATAAGTGTTGTTTTGATTAAGTTCAACTCTATCGAGATATTTCTGATAGTTTGTTGGCGTGACTCTCTTTTCAGGTATTGAGTTATGAAGATACCAATGTCTGACAAGATAAACGCTATTATTGTATTTATCATCGAATTTCAACAGATAACCTCTCTCTACGAGTTCTAATAGAGCATCAGCGTATTTTTGACTGATTAACGCATTATCGCTTGTCTGATACTCTAATCCATCGAAGATAATCGTAAGTTCATCAACGTTGCCACAGAAACCGTAGTCATCACAGTTCGAGAAGATAAAGAAGTATAAGAGTTTTGCTTTATTCGACAATTTGACTTTGAACGCACTATCGTTTACAAAATCACAGTTTATTAGTCTTTTATATTTCGCCATAACTCGCTCCTTTCTTCTATTTGATGTTTGTTATCGCCTCAACGACATCTTCAAATGTTTCTTCTTCGTTTTCTTTTTCATCTGCTTGTACGATACCGATAACATTTAATGTGTAGATGATACCGTTAGTTTGGTCAGTCTGTCTGATTAGATATCCGTTATCTGATAATTCTTTCAATGAATCGATTACAACTTGCTTGTCTGAATTTGAGAGTTTGACAAGTCCATTAACAGTGTTATCCCAATCACTCGGATTAATAAGCATTAAAGTCATTATTCCTTTAGCGTTCAATGAAAGTCTTGTATCGTGAAGATGATATGTTGGTATTGAAACATTGAAATTTGGTTTTTCAACTATAATCTTTGCCATTTTTTCCTCCTAGAATGGTAAATCATCATCAGGAATGTCATCGAATGTGTCTGCTACGTTTATCTCATCTCTGACAATTTGTTGATTTGATTCTTGTTCTTTAACACTGATGATTGAGATGTTTTCGACAACGCACTCGTTAGCAGTAATTGTTGTATCGTTATTGCTTTGATACTTTCTGACTTGCCAACGACCAACGATTTCAACTTTGTCTCCTTTATGAGCGTATTTATTCAAATAATCTGCTTGTAGCGAGAAACAAACGATATTGATGAAGTCTGTCTCATAAACGCCATTTTCTTTGATAGGTCTTTTAACAGCAACGCAGTTATTGATAATGCCCATACCTTTCGCTGTTGTCTTGTATTCGATGTCTCTTGCAAGATTTCCAACTAATAATACTTTATTCATTATCTTTTCTCCTTGACTGCGATTGCATCTGCTAAATCTTTATTGGTTAACTCTTCGACTTTCTTGTGTTTCCATTTTGCGACTTCTTCAAGAGTTCCACCTAATTGAGTGATTTTGAAAACTAATCCATCTTTGAGTTTTTCTTCTTTCTTTTCATAGTTTTCACTTGCTTGTTGGTCAGGGTCATCGCCAGTAATAATCTTGTACGCTTTCATCAATGCGTATTTATCAGCGTAAGTCATCGCTTTGCCGACTGACTTGTCACCAGAATCAATGCCATCGCCATAAGACACGATATCGATAAATTCATCAGGTTTCTCAATATTGATGAAACGATAAGTCACTTGTATTCTTTCGTAGAATTGTCTGCTGATAGTTCCATCTTTTTGAGTTTTTTCTACAAAGCCATTGTCAATGATTTCTCTAGCGACTGGATACGAATAGACTTTATATTTGTTTTCAAGTGGTTTCACTGCTTTGAGAACATCAGCCTCTCCGACTGCTTTGTATTTGCTTTGACCGACACCGACTTCTAGGTTCTTTGCTACTGTTGAAAGTTCAGTGCTGATAGTTAGTAATTTCTCATAAATATTCATTTTTACTTCTCCTCTTTATTTAATTCTTTGACTAATCTCTCAAATTTAACATTATAAGTTTCGCTCAATTTTCTTAATGTGATGAATTTAGGCTTTTCTTTATTGTTTTCGATAAGAGATAATGTTGAAAAAGAAACGTGTGATAGAATCGATACTTCTTTAAGTGTTAATCCTTTTTCAAGTCTCTTCTTTTTTAAAAAATCACCAATCATTTAGACACCTCCTTTCTTTAGTAATCACCGTATTGGTCTCTGCACTTGAGATATGCCTCATGCTCTTTTCTTTCAGTCATGAATTCGATGAAATCTTTGTTATCTTCAAGTGCATCGCAAATTTCATTGTAATATTCATCAAAGACTCTTTGTAACGCTGTTTCAAAACCGATTTTATAATCTTCGCTCATTTCTTTGTAATTGTAACTTTTCTCATAAGCGAGAAAGTCATCAAATTCAATATCGCAGTCGAACACGTAATCTGTATCAGCGTATTTGACAACGTAGTCAGGTTCGCAACAACCGTATGAGATGTCTCCGAATGGAACTTCTCTTTTAATGTTAAATGTGTATTCTAATAGCATTTTCTCTCTCCTCATCTATCCTAAATATGTAATCTTATAATCAAAATCGATACCACTTTTTTCTTTTGCGAATTTAACAAGTGCTTTTGCTTGTTCTTCAGTTTCACAATATTTAGTTACGTTTCCATTAAACAAATCGACTTTGAATAATCTTAATTTTTTTCCTTTTTTTGAGTATTTACCATGTAACAACATTGCTTTTAATCTCCTTATTTAACTGTCTCTATTATAACACTTTCAAAATACTTGTCAAATAAAAATCGAAAATAAATCAAATATTTTTGAAATCACCATTCATCGACAACGACATCGTTATCGACTACTGTGTATATCCATTCTCTTTGCAAGTCCATAATCCCATCTTTTAATTTCATCTCTTTGACTTCGACAGAATCATATTTCTTTGTTGATGCTAAACGATAAGCGTTCTGACAAGCATCTTTTTTGTTATCAAAGACAATGTAAGTTTCAACGCTATCGTTCTTCCAAGCGAATAATCTGAACTCGTGCTTTCTAATAGGTATGATAATCTCTGTTTCGTTACCAATCGTTTTGTTAACGCTGATGATTAGTTTCTTTGTTTCTTTATCGATTTTCTTCCATTCATCGATTGTATATTGTCTTTTGATGTCAACTTTCTTTTTCATAAAATTCTCCTTAATAGCGTGGTAAGTACGATTTAACAAATCCTGATACAAAATCTACAAAGTCATCGATTGCATCATCAACAGAGATTGATTTCTCGTTTGCTCTATCGATAAGTTCTTCGTACGACACGTAAGCGACAAAAGAGCGACCAACAGTGATTTCTACTTCTTGTTCAGGCATCAAATTGTCTTTAATGTAATCTGGTGCATCATAGACAAATTGATTGTAACTGCAAAAATAATCTTTGCTGATTGTCTTTAAGCGTGTTGATTGACATTGTTTGATTCTAATAATTGCTTGTTTCATGTTTATCTCCTTCTCGCTCAATCTTGTGATTATACTGGAGTTGCGACCAGTTTCTGATTTTAAGAAGGATGTCTAGAGGACTTTTGTCTCTAGAACATCTATTTCGATTTCTTTTAGATTGGCTTTAAACCATTCATAGTCTCTCTTGTTTAATCCCCAAACCCCCATATCGCTCGTTGGTGAAGTTTCTGACATATCTTCAGTTATATATGCTCCTCCTTCAATCATGTGAACTGGGTGTTTTGCTCTGTTAGTGCTAATTTCGTAAGGGTTAATGTGTCCATACCAATCGCATACTTTAATTTTCTTTTTCATTTTTTGTGTCTCCTTTTTTCTGACTACACTTATATTATAATCAAATACAAATAAAATACAAACAAAATATTTAAAAAATTTTTTTTCTTTGAAAATTAGTCATCGTGTAACAACATACTTTATATAGAATCTACATAGAACACACACGCAAAAATAAACAATGTTATATATATACGCAAGACACTTATTTTTTTCTTTGACTAAATGACAAGAAATATTACAATAATTTTAAGGAGAGAAAATGGCGAATAAATACAAATTAAACGTTGATGATACACAAATAGAGAACTTAAAAAAGTCTTTTCAAGCAGGTGCACCTCTCGATGTTGCTTTAGCGTACGCTCAAATATCGAAATACACTTTTTATTACTGGGTTTCGATTGCGAATGTTGTCAGAGCGTGTAAAGAGGCAGACTTTGTTAAAGAGCAAGAAGAGATGAATAAAATCGGTATTGATTTGTCATCAATTAGAGAGCAAATTGAAATTGACAGTGAATCTATCTTTAGAACAGGTGTTAATGCTTACTTTAATCCTGACCCTAGAGCAATAAAAAAATATCGTGAAAATAGTGCTTTTCGTGTTTTCGCAAATCAAGTCTATGAGATTATCTGTGATTGTGACAAGAGAAGAAGTGAAGTCATTTTATATCATTTAACAGCAATCAGAGATTCAGTCAAAAAGCGTGGTGCTCCACCTGTGTCTAGTCAATGGTTTTTAGAGAGAACATTACCAAAACAATTTGGTCGTAATTTCGTTCAAGAAGAAAACGAAAATAAAGTTGTTAAACCAGTTCAGATTGAGTTTGTTTCTCCTGATAAAAAAGATACTCAAGAACGTGTTAAAGCAATGGAAAGAACTGTCGAAGTAGAACTTGGTATATCGCCAAACGCTAAATCGTGATGAAAGTCTTGATACCTGAAACTTATCAAAAATTGATAAACGCAGAAGAGTCTTATATATGGATTGATGGTGGTCGTGTTGGTGGCAAAACAAACAACACTGCTTTGATTGCTATCGCAAAAATGTTACAAAATCCGTATAACGACATCGTTGTCGCTCGTGTTAGTTACGGTTCTTTAGGTGACTCTTCTTACGCAGAACTTGAAAACGCTCTCGCACAGTTTGGTGACTACGCAGATGATTTTGTATTGAAAAAATCGCCTTTGCGTATTGAAAGAAAAGGTGATGCAGGTACAATCTACTTCATCGGTTATGGTGGCTCTAACACATCGAGAACTAAATCTATCAGAACGAAACATCCTGTCATCATGGTCATTCTAGAAGAAACTCAAGAATTAAAGTCAAAGCGAAATCTTGATGAGGCTCTCGCATCGTTGCGTAGGCGTTTCTCTGAAGATGCGAAAGTCTGTGTTCTTGGTAACCCTCCACCGATGGAGGCTCACTGGTTTAACGTAGAACGTGAAAAATTAAAAAATGACCCTGACTGGCTTGTCTTACGTGTAACATGGCAAGATGTCGTTATGTTTATTAACGACTTTGACTTGAAAGAAATCATCAAAACTAAATATAGCGACCCTGAATATTATAATTGGTTTTACATGGGCGAATCCACTGGTGGATTTGGTAGCGTTTATCCTATGTTTAGAAAAGAAAGACATATCATCACGCCACAGCAGTTTGAACGTGCGTTATCACGAGGTCATTTAAAAATACTCGGTTGTGTCATCGGTGGTGACGGAGCAGTCAATCGTGACTGTACTGCGTTTACGCCATATATCTTGTTAAATAACGGTCAAGCAGTAATCGGACCGATTTTCTATCACAATCCAAAAGATGATGGTGTCATCGGTTTTCATCAATTAGTGCAAGACTACTTGACACGCTGGTTTGAAGAGATTTGTCGTAGATTTAGACTTGGTTCTCCACTAGAAATTAGAGAACATAACAACGTTAGACAATTACCGATTTGGATGATTATCGATTCGGCTGCACCAGACTTAATCGCAGAGTGTCGTTTCTTTCTAGGTGATAGATGCACATCAATACAACCTATAAAAAAAGGTACAGTTATGGAAATGGTCGGTGTCATGCAATCAGCGATTGCGAATGATAATATCATTGTCATTGATTATGGTGGCTATTTCGATTATCGTTTAAATAAGTTTGTCAATCATCAAAACTTACTCGCAGAGCAACTCTCTCTCTTAATTTGGAACGAAAAACAAAACGGTTACGACCCTATTGTACCAAACGATGTGAGTGACTCTGCTACCTACGGTGGTTACTGGTGGTACTCAAATCAAGACAACATTCAATATTTCAATATAATGAAGGCAAACAATATACAAAACTTAACAATTCGTGATATACTAAATAGCAAGGAGAATTAATACATATGAGCGAAGTTACAGAAAAAATCCAAAAAGAAAAATTAGAAAAGAAAGGTGTTACTTTGTCTGAAGAGCAACAAGCAAAGTTAAAAGAGGCAGTTGAGGCTCTCAAATTACCTGTTGAATTCACTGATAAAGATTTCAAAATGGGTGAAGGAGAACTCGACATCAGACAACTTAACAAGAAAAACACAATTCAAGTTTTCTTTAGATTGTTCGCATCTTTAGTAGCGTACATTAAAGACTTAAATGATAACGTTATCGATGTAGAAAGACTTATCATGATTCTTTTAAAAAAGAACGGTGTCACAGATGTCGTTAAAGAAACTGAAGATGTCATGAATGAACTATTAAGTAACATCAAGAAATAGGAGCATTAAAAATGGCAGTCGCTGAACCTGTAGTTAACACTCAAGCAAAAGAAGTAGAACAACCTAATTATGTAGTTGATAACGCTAATATATCAAACTGGCAACTAGGTCTCGCACAAGCAGTAAATGATACGTATTCGTATGCTACGAATTCATTTTTCTACGGTTTATATCCTGCTTTCTATCAAGATTACGCATATCGTTATATCAGAGTAGCGTGTCAATGGTTAGATGGCTACGTTACATCTCTTCACGCAAACGGTATCTCTGGTATAATTTCAACTCGTATCGGTAACAAATTAATTACAGGTTTAACAAAGCAAATTGTCGGTGAAAAACTAGTCTTTAAACTAGCAAACAACGGTGTCGGTGATGGCAACGAAACACTCTCATTTATATCTAAATGGTCAGAAGAGCAAAACGCAATTAAAGCAGTCTATTCAGCGATAGGTTTCTCTCTCGGTGTTGGCACATCTTGTATCAAAATCAACAAGACAAACACAAACAAGTTATGGTGGGAGGCAGTTCGTATGGACAGATGCTTTTATCTCACTAACTTTAGAAACGAAATTCAAGATGCTTATTTCATAATCAGAAATTATATCGACACTCGTGAAGATAAACAAAGACAGCAATATTTCTTAATCGAACACAGATTCTGGAAAGTCTATGACAAGCCTGAAATGATAAAGAAAATTGATGGCTCTATCGAAGTCTTACATAAAAAAGGTGAGCGTATTCCAATGGTGGAATATCAAATTCAACTTTCTCGTGGTACATCGATGAATCAAGCACAAATCGGTTGTTTTCTCGATAAAGGTATTAACTGGAAAGAACTACCTCAATTTTTAAGAGACAATCTCAAGAGAGATTACACAGCGATTAGAGTTAATGAGCCACAACCTATCGGTCTCGCTAATCTCGGTGTTGAAGTCTTATTAAACGGACATATAGATTTAGGTGTTCCTACATCTTCTGGTTTTGGTGAATCAATGCTCGTAGGCGTACAAGATGATTTAATCACTTATGAACTTGCATCTTCATATCTCATTCGTGATATGTATAATGGTAAAGGCACGATTTATTTACCAAAGAACTTATCGCTTGGCGATATCGCTGGTCAAAACGCAGACAACGTCCTACAAGGTTTCGGTGACACAAAATACGAACTCTTAAAAGGTATGTCACCAGAACAACAACAAGCAATCGTACAACAATTTAATCTTCGTGCGACAGAATGGCAACTAATCAAAGAAAACTCTCTACGTAACATCGCTGTTAAGTGGGGAATGTCACCAAAGATTTTATCATCATTCTTGGCTGTTGGCTCTGCTCAAATGACAGCAACTCAAGTCGATAGCGAAGATGATATGTCTATTGCGTTTATCTATCACACACGCTCGTATTATAAACCTGCGTTAAATAGATTACTCGAAACAACTCTTAACTTCTATGGCTTATCAGCAAATGTCAAGATTGATTTTGCATCGCCATCTCTCGTTAATAAAGACAGAATTCTCGATAGAACATTAAAGGAATTAGAATCTGGTCTTATCGATTTAGATGAGGCAATCAGAACATTAAATCCTGACCTTGATGAAGAGACTATTCAAACAAAGATTAAAAAAGCAAAAGCACAGCAACAACAAATGATGCTTAATCAATTAACTGAAATGAACGCAGACGGTACATTCAATGCTGAAGATAACAACTACGAAGATTTAGGTGGCGATAACTTAAATGGCTCTACATCGCCTGTGCAATAACATTAACAATGGTTAAACAAGCATCTACTAATAATTTATATCAATCGACATTTATGCCGATATTCCAACAAGCAGAGAATAAAATAAAACTAATTATTCTTACTGCTTTTTTGTATGGTATGAATTTAATTAATTTACGTTATAAGTTAAGTATCTACATCAAAGAAATTATTAAAAAGATACCAGACATAAGTGATAAAGATACGTATATTAAAGGTCTCTATAACAAGACAGAGTATCTTATTTCTAATTATTATAACAAACCTATGTTAACATTTAATAATCTTAAACGTAACGTAAGTAATGTTAGTAATAATACAATAGTTATTAAAACACCTAATCAGTTATTAACAGAGAATAATAAACTTGTTAAAGATATAGTCAAGTACGATGCTAAAGGTTATGTCAGAGTTCAAGATTATCCAAAACAAGTTAAAAAATACATTAATCAATTATCTCAAGAAGTTATAACAACAAGTGATGGTAAGAAACCTATCAGTTTATGGCAAAAAGCAGAACTTGATGTACGTTATCAGCATCAACAAGAAATGTTATCAGACTTAAACAAAGCAGGTGTTAAATTAGCGTGGATATCATCACATCCTGACTGCTCGAAAAGATGTGAGTGCTTTCAAGGTTCTTTAGTAAGTCTAGACAAACACGCTCAATCGCCACAAACAAAAGTCGATAAGAAATTCAAATATAACAAGAGGTCATTCATTGTTGATAGAGTTGATGGACATAACGTATATTCGCTTACTGACATCATGAACGTAACAGATGAGTACGGCTACACAAATAACATCATCGTTGGTTTTAACTGCAGACACTATTTGATACCTTACAAAGAAGGTGAAAAGCCTGTTAAAGATTTCTCTCAAGAAGATATCAAGAAACAAAGAGCGATTGAAAACAACATCAGAGCGAAAGAACGTGAAATTAGACTTTTAAAGAGCAAAGTCGAATTGTATAATAAAACTGATTTGAAACAAGCGAATTATTATAAGAAACTTGTCAAACTCAAAATAGAGCAATACAAACGTTACTGTGAAAAGAACGGATACGCTTGGTTTGATTACAGAATTAAATAAAGGAGCATTATTCTATGGCAAACAACAACTTACTTGATTCAATTAACAAAATGACTGAAAAGGCAACAGCAGATGTCAAAAAAGACAATCCTGTTGACAAAGCAAAAGAACAGATTAGTGATGTCTCTGTTACTGATATTGAAAAAGATAAAGCAAACAAAGCAAATTCTGCTAACACTGATTGGAGATTAAATCCAAAGAATTTAGCGACTTTGCAGATGATTAAAGATAAAAAAATCTATTCTGATGATGAAATCGCTAAAATGAGCGAACAAGACTTTAACACCATCAATGATTTTTATGGCAGATTTAATAAAAACAATAATCCAAACATTAATTCTGAAAGCAATCAAGAACTTGTTGAAAGATTCATTAAAGGCGATATTTCAGAAAAAGAATTCAATAAAGCGTATAGAAAGTTAGATAAAGCAAACAGAAAAGATGTAAGAGACAAAAAACTACAAAGAAGACTTGATGAAATTCCTGACCTTGATGAAAGTCCAAAAAATAAACAAGCGTATAATGCCTCAAGGAATGGTGGCTCTGAAATTAAATCTGATGCCGATATAATTGCTGAACATAATAGAGAAACATCAGTTCCTCAAAGACAACAATATCATTTAACTCAACTTGCTAAATTCAAAGAGCAACATCCTGATTACAATCTCGATAGACTAATCAACGCTTATTCTAAACTACCAAACAACGAAGACTTTGATGAACTCTCCGATGATGATGCTTATTGGAATAAAATAGTTGAAGTTGCTAATCCAAGTTACGCAAAAAGACAAAAAGAAAACCAACAAGCGACTAATGAAAATTCTAATCAATCACCAATTAAAGCAAAGATTGGAAACAAAGAATTCACTTTAAGCGAATGGATAGACAAAATTAAAACTAGCAAAGACCCTGAACTTGCTAGAGAAATTACATTAATTAATGCTCCTAAATTCAATATGTCAGAAAATGAAATGGAGCAATATTTAAAAGAAAATTTCGATAGCAACAACGAAGATAGTCCAATGAATGAATTTAGTGGACCTGCTAGAGAAGGACCAAGTTACGCTCAAATTGAAAAAATGCAACAATTAGTTGAAAATGCTAAAAAGAACGGACAAACTCCTCAACAGGTTTTAGATTCTGTGTCTTATGATTTAGATATCGAACCTGGCTCTAATGAATTCAAAACATTAAGAGATTACGTTATGAAAGATGCTACTCTAAACAAAGAAACAGGTAGTTATGAGTATAATGCTAAAAACAATCAGTCTCAAATCAACGCTGATGAATTCAGAAAGTTTGGCATGAACAAATACGCTGATTCTTTAGAGAAAGAAAAAAGCGACTATGAAATCGCAAGACCTAACGATACAAAGTTATCGAAAATTGCTGATGAATATTTCACTGACAAAGATTTCACACAACACGCTCTTAATTTAATTCAATGGCAAGGCAACTGGGATATTGCTGATATGATTCGTAAAGAAGAATGGTATGGCTCATCAGAAGATTTCGATTACGATGCTTATGATGATTCACAATTAGCAGAAAAATTCTATGGCGATGTCGAAGATGGCTTATTCAGTGGCGAAGATGTCTTTGATGCAATCACAAAACGTATGAACGATGACAGCGTTGGTGAATACATGAGAGTTTATGAACTAGATGCTGATGATGAAGAAGAAGATGAAAGAGAATTCGGTCCTGCTGAATGGGATAATCGACTTGGTGTTGAAAAAGATGAAGACTATGAACGTTCTTATGGTCCTTCAAGAGATGAAGATGAAGAAGTCGAATCTAATTGGTACGACAACTTACAAGATAATGAATACACTCGTGAATATCGTGATGATGCTCTAAAAGTCGCACCAGAGAGACAAAACTTAATCGTTAATAGTATGAGAGAGTATGTCGATGAAAAACCTGTCAGAGGTTTTATTTCA